GAGTTGAACAGGACATTACTCCTATAGCCATTGATAAGCATTTGTCTGATCAGTTGTTTGCACTTGCTAGTGCGAAGAATAAATGCCCAAGAAAGATGGCTGAGTATTTTATAAATCTAGGAGTGCAAACTTCTAAGTTTTATGGGAATACAATGAATGTTCAGTTTGATGTAGATCAGCTTTAATCTAAGTTAGAGAGCCAATCCCTGAAGAACCCATAGCTAGGCGTTCAGCCAACTCTCGGTCTTTTGGATTAGGTAAGATCGTTTCAGATAACATATCCTGTGGTCTAACAGCAGTAGCAGGTGGAACCAGTGGGATGTTTGATGGTTGGAAAGAAGCAAGCATTTGATCTAGTTGAGTTTTAATATTTTTATTGTTTTGAGCTTGCGGAATGACTTTATCAGCAATAGAGGATGGAGTTGATTGCCTAAAGCTTAATTCGTTTTTTACTTCCGCAGGTTTTTCCTGTTCTGAAGAAGAGTCTTGATATGATATGGGTTCTACAGATTCTTGTGTTAACCCATTCAGCATAGCTCGAACTTCATCCCTGATATCAGGATTTATTTCGCTAATTTGATACAACCTTCTTACATGTTGACCAAATGATTGTGGGCTATAAACTGATTTTTGTACCCCATCTGCAAACCATTTTACCATGTCTTTGTTTGTAAATAATTTTGCGGTAGCATATGGAGCGATTAAAGCTGTTAAGCCATACTCGAAACCCTCACCTGCAACACCGGGTACAACTTCTGCCGCCAAAGGAGCAAACATACCCATTGCATAAGCAACCCTTGATGTTCCTGACGGATTAGCCATTGCTGAAGCGGATTCACCGATTCTGTTAATCACAAAAGCCAAGTTGTCTAGCTCAGGAACCAAATCTTGATAGTTGGTACCTTTAAAGAGTGCTTCTTTTGCTTCTTTACTTAATGTGTTCCAGTTTCTTAAAAAAGTTTTAGGGGAAAAGCCCATTTCAGTCATATACTCAGCACCCTCTTTGGCTACGCCTTCTGCACCCAACTCTGCCATTGTTGCAACTCCTGCATTTGGCATTCCCATTCTGCCAAGCATGTAACCTGAAAGTGCATTAAACTCTTCATCGGTAAAATTTCTTCTAAGCTTTCTAATTGCTTCTCCACTTTGTTTTGTCCCACTTAATGCAAACCTTAATGCACTAGTAGCGTCTTCTTGTCCCTTAACTAATAATTTATCTATGAAACGCATATCTCCGCCCGGTCTCATGTTTTTGTGTACAAAATCATTTACAGCTTTGTATGCATTTAGGGCATCAGGGTTTTCTGATCTCGCAACTAATTCGTCTAAATCTTTAGAAACATACCCATACAATTCTTTTATTCTTGATTGTTGATTATTTAATTTTGCACCAGCCGACTCCCACGAACCCAAGTCTTTACTTAAAGATGTTCTAAACTCTTTAAGTGTTTTAAAGTCAAGAACACCATCTTTTGAATCTTGTAAGACTTTTTGTGCTAAAGCAAGAGCAGGTTCGTTTGTACTTTTTGCAGTAGCCTTTGAAGCTTCCGCTAAATATTTTTCTACAAACTTTACAGTGTTGGGAGCAGAAGAAACCAAAGTTGAGGGCATAAATGATTCAACTTCTCTATACATGTTATTTACATTTATGTCGTAATCTTTTTTAGCTCTCTGAGCTGCATCCATAGTCTTTCTTGCAACCTCCTCTGTTGTGCCAATAAATCCATATCTTTCTGCTAATTTTCTAGCAGCTGTATCTATTTCGCTAATGGTTTGTGCTGCATTTTCACGCATTATTTTTGTTGATGTTGGTAAGTTAGCCAAAGCAGACTCAAAAAGTTGAATCATAGGATTATTGGTTACCTGCCCAAGACTGGGTGCTGTAATGTTCAAACTTTTCATTTTATCAAAAGTATCCTTTGCCCCTTTTGATAATGCTCCCGTCATATATCTTACTGGTTTTCCAGCAACAAATTTTATACCATCAAAAATTTTAGAGGTTATTGGACCAGCAACAGCATTTATCCCACCAGTGACTCCAAAATCTGCAAATCTCTCAAGCCCAGTTCGACTGTCTTCTGTCTCGCCAAAGTAATCTAAAATTCCTATGTAAGCCTCCCTCGCTGTTGCGGCTCCTAGACCCTCGCCAACCATAACACCAGTAGTTGCTGTAACAGGTCCCCCCGGTAAACCAGCTAATCCCCCAGCAACCCCTCCACCGATAGCCCCAACCGTTTCAGCAATTTCAGGACCTACATCAACAAAGTCTCTCAATGAGGGAGCTGGTATTCCAAAAATTCTAAAATCTTCATCGTGGGTAACATACTTACCACTATCATCCTGATAAACATAATTTCCTCTACCGTATTTAGCCACGCCATTTATGGGATCAAATGCTTCTACGGGAAGTGCATCAGGATAATATTTTCTTAAAGTGTTTAACTTGTCTTCTTTTGTTTGTGCGGCAGAAACAGCAGCTCTTACATTGGCAGGAGAGCCGACTTTGGTATCTACTTGATTGGATAGCTCCTGATCAGACAAATACTGCAACAATTCATTTGTGTATTCTTTTGGTTGGTCAACACTAGTGGGACCAAGCATTTCGAGTAATACTGAGTCAGGAAGATTATTAAAACTATTGCTCATTCAATTATAATACCTCTTTTAATTAATTCTTTTCTAAGCTCAGGATTTGTTTCTGCCCTTTTTATTAATTCTAATTTTGCAGTTTCTACTGGGCTATCAGTAGCTTTTTCTTGGTATGCATTTCCTGCGGCTGTTTTCATTGCTTCAACACCAACTTCTCTAGTTCTTCTTTTTTGAGCTATAGTTGCAGGGTCATCATTAAGTATAGGAAAGTAAATCATGCTCAAAGATTCAACCTCATGCTCTGCAATAGCTGCACCTGATTCGTTTCTTAATTGAGCAAGCAAAAAATTTCTCTTGGCTTGTTCATATTGTTTGTATTTTGGGCTAGTAAAAAAACCTTCTATTAGCTTTGGTATGAAAGGTGCGTTTTCGACCATAATATCTTTTGGATTTACTGGATTGAAACCTGAATCCTCAATTGCATTTAAAATCTTATTCGCCTCAACCATTCTTTCTGCAAAGCCAGCACTATCTCTCTGATCTCCTGAAAAAGGAGACTCTGATTTTTCTGTGCCTTCAATAAAGGTTGAGTCGACCTTTTCGTTTTGCACATCGACTGGAATATTAAATTCAAAAACTTGTTCTTGTTCTTGCATTAGATTGGCTCCATTATTCCTGTGACTTGATTATATGTGTATGACTTTCCATTGGACATAAAGGTTTTGCCATCGGCTTGTAAAATATAAGACGAATATTTTGGATCGGGAAAAGGGTCTCCAATTTTTATTTTAACACTAGAAGCTGTAACAGGGGGTGGCACAACCCCACTTAAATCTAAACCAGGTGTAGTTACAGGTAATGCTCCTGACTCTGTTTGAACTATTTGAGTGTTGGGCTTGGTTGCAATTCCATACATAATTGCATACTCAGGCGATTTTATTATTTTTGGATCGTTTTTGTTAGTCATAATAAAATTTAATGCTTGTTCAAATGGGGTTTTTCCCGTAAAAAGATTGCCTCTTGTAATTTGTGCTTTTATTAAATTTTCAAACTCAATTTCTGCTAGTTTTGACCTTAGTTCGTAATCTCTTTTTTTGTTGGTTTCAGCAGATTGCAAAGCCATCGTCATTAAAGCGTTTGTCAGTTTTTGTTTTTCTTGTTTTCTTTTATCGTTAGCTTGGTTAAATATTTCAAAGCCATAGCCAAGACCCCTACCAAGGGTAGGAAATTTTTCCGCCTGTGCCTTAAATATTCCCTTTGCCAAGGCACCTGCTAGATCATAAAAACTTTGTGGCTCTGTTTGTGGAAAAAGTTCTCCATATTCTTCTGCTTTTGATTTAACATCTGCAATGTTTAAAGGAGACTCTTTTATATCTCCAACAGTTTTTAGATAGCTTTCATAAATACTAGGTACTTCATTTGCATCAGGTATATCAGCCAAGTCTACAGCACCTCCCGGTGCATAACCCATTAACGATGACAAGCCTGTTCTACTCATCGGCATGCTAAATAGCCCTATATTGAGGTGGGTTCATAAAATTGCCAATTCCACTTAATGCTGATAATCCAGTTGCTAAACCAGTTGATAATGGCGATGGTAGAACCCCATAAGTTGTACCAACCTGACTAAATCCTGCTGGGACACTTTGTACAAATGGTAACAATGATTGCATTTGTTGCATTGGGGCTTGTTGTTGCATCAATGCATTTTGTCTAGTTGCGTCTAGCTGTGCTTGTTGTAATCCTTGTGTCATTTGACCCAAGCCTAGTTGTCTTTGTATGTCAGCTTGAGCAGATTGTTGTGCTTGCCCACCAAGACCTGAGTAAGCTTGACCTAAACCAAACTGACCTGCTTGTCTTGCACCCGCTAAAGAACCAAGTCCTGAAGCAAGTTGTTGTTGGGCTTGTTGCTGTCTACCAAACTCGCCCATAGCTGTTTGTTGTGCTTGTTGAAAGCCTTGGCTTCTAAGTCCGCCCAAAGCCTCTCCCAAGCCTCTACCGAGAGCTTCAGTGCGTTCTTCTGCACCTAATCTAGCTCTTGAGCCAAAGGCTGATTCACCGCCTCTAGCGATGTCAGAAGCTCTAGCTGATATGTCAGCCATGGCTCCTCTTTCAAGTATGTCTTTGCGTACTTGATCAATAACTTCTTCTTGATATGGGTCCATAAACTGTTGATATGAACTAGGATCGTACTCAGCACCTGCGTATTCTCTTAACGCTTGCTCAGACTCACCCAAACCACCGAATAAACTTTCGATACCTGTACCAAAAGCTTGTTCCGCCTTTTGCATGTAAGGGTCTTGAACGCCAATCTTTTCTCTTGATAAACCAATAGCCGCTAATTGTTCAGGAGATAGTCCTGCAACCTTTTGTGGCACGACAACAGGTCTGCCCTGTTCATCATAAAATGTTCTCTCCGAAGCTCTAAATGCTTGTTGCATAAAGCCGGGTGAATAGCTAGAGGTACCCGGTATGCCTGAACCAAAGAATAATTCTCTAGTGGTTGGGTCTAAGGTTCTAAACTGTTGTTGAATATCTGTTGCGATTGGTTCTGCCATTATGCCATGTTCCCAAAATGTTCCATAAGTTTATACATAACTCTAGTGCCTGAGTCCCTTGTTGGCTCTCCGTTTGGAGTTAGAGTTAGTATGCCATTGTTGTTGTTAACATCAAAAGAACCTGCTCCTCTTACAGCCTTGGCGGTCATTACAAACTCACCGTCTGAAAGCATTGCAGGGATATCGTCTGATGTCTCAGTGCCTGCTCCATTGATTTGTCCATCTCTTACAGGAAACTCTTCTACATTGATAGCAACATCCATGTCACCACCTTCAGCCATGGCAACAGTGCCACCTTGGTTAAAGTATTGAACTCCGCCACCGAAATTGTATCTTGGCACGCCACCCATATTAAGGTTCATGATGCCACCATCATATCTTCTTTGTGGTGCAAAAACCTTTGTTTTGTTTGGCTCTTGTGTATCAGAATTCATAGAACGCATTTTATTTATTATATTTTTTCTTGCCAAAGATTTAGCTTCTATCACATCCTCACGATCACCCGGCATTGGTATTAAAGATTTTTTCATTGCGTTTATCTCATCGTATGTAATTGCAGCACCTGATTCGTGCCTAAGTGCAGGGGTTATAAAATCCATTGTTGCACTTTCAAAATCTTTATATTTATCTGATTGAACTAAATTTTCTATAAAGTTAGGCACAAAAGGCACAGCCTCTACAACTCTATCTATGCTGTATCTATTCAATAAATTTCTTTCGTCTTCATTAATCACAGCACCTGTTTCTTTTCTCGTGGGGATCAGGGAATCAATTAGCTTGTCGGCTGCTTCCATTCTTTCGGCAAATCCAGTGGAGCCACCTCCATTAAGGTTCATGATGCCACCGTATCTTGCGTTTCTTGGCTTGCCACCGCTTAGTGCAGGCATGCCTTCAGGAGTTAAACCAAACTCTACACGAGATGGCATTTCTGCTCCTGTTCTACGAGCTATCTCTGCTTCTATGTTGTATCTACCAAGTGGGTCCATTTGTGTGAGTGGAGTTAAAGGTACACCCTTTTGATCTTTAGCTTCTTCATAAGCCAACTTACCAATTAAGCCTGCAAGTCCTGCAATACCTAATTTGCCCATCATGCCCATGCCACCACTTGTGGTGCCAGTGTTGATTACATTTCCGTTTTTATCAACCTGTGTGCCTGTGCCATAAGCATCTTCTAAGCCACTTCTTCCACCAAGACCAATTTTATCGCCAATTGATTTTATAAAAGGATTTGTTCCGCCACTTGTTAACTGTTTTACTTCTGCGGCTGACAATGTTTCACCAGTTCTAGTGTTTACATATTCAACTTCGCCAGTTTCATAGTTGTCAATTGCTTGTATTTCTTCAGGCAAAGGTTGTTCACCGCCAGCAAGCAAACCAAAGTATCCACCAACCTGATCGTCTCTGTAAGTTTTAGCAATGTTTTTTCCATATTGCAGTGGAGCAAACTTGCCATCAACTGAGCCTATGGCTTTTAAAGAATCCATAAATCCTGCATCAGCACCAAAGTTTGCTTTGCCAAGATTGCTGATGGCACCATCCTTACCAAACACTTTTTGAGAGCCACCTGCTCCAATAGTCATGAGATCACCAATGCCACCCTCACCCTTAGCTATGTTATAGACAGACTCAGCCTTGTTGTATATGATTGCGGGTGCTTGCCAAGGACCTGGTATTACTGCCGCTACTTTTGCCACTGGCTTTAAAACTTTTCTTCTTAATTTTTGAAAAGCAGAGCCAATACCAAATTCTTGCAGACCAGTCTCAGGATTTATTGAAGCTATACCACTAATTTCTCCTGTGGTATCTACAATTCTTGAATCAGGGTCTATGCCCATTTGCATCATGGTTTCATCTAAACTTTGAGCCGCTTGTGGGTTTGCTTCTAAAACCTCAGCAGGAATAACCGCTTCCCCCTCAGATAAATGACCCAAAGTGGTGTCATTCATTCTGCCTGTTTCAACACCAAGTTTAAGCAATGGGTTGCCTGATTCGTCTACTTTTTGTTTGACCGCAAATTTTAATAATTCAGCAATACCTTCATCACCCTCACCACTAACTGGCATCATTCTATCTTTTAAAATTTCTTCTTGAATTTCTTTAGGTGCTACCTCTTTTACAGTTTGCACAAATGCGTCTACATCCATGCCTGTACCCATTTCGCTAAGTATCTCTTGTTGAGCTTGCATGGACTCAGGTGAGTTCTGTGGATATGTCAATATGGTTCTAACTTGTTGTTCAAAACCAAGATCAACCAATGGTTGCATTACACTTGTGTCTACATTTGACATCATTGGGTCTTGTACGCCACTTAACAAAGCTTTGTTAATTCTTACCATGTCGTTGTCAGACATAACGCCTGAGCCTATAGCGTCTCTGCTTGGCATCATATCCATCAAAGGACTACTAGCATTAAAGGATGGTCTTCCCTGATTAAAGTTCATACTTGCCTGAAACAAGGGAAGAGAGTCGGGTCTTTCCATGTCTGTTAAAAGGTTTTGAACTCTGTCTGTTAAATTTAAATCTGCCATATTAACTCGTTGTAACTGTTACGGAGCCTACTGCTCCTGTTCCACTCACGCCACTCAAATATGTTTGGTGACTATATAAATCACGAAAAGCATTCCCGTCATACGCTTGGTGAATCTCTAGTGTCGTATTAAACACTATATCACCCGCTATAAAGTTCAGTTCACCTAATTCGGATTGGTTGAACTGCGGGGTTCGATTTGGGTCGAACTGTCCTAAGTTTAACTCAAGTATCCTGACTAATCTATTAAAAACATCAGGTGTTACTTCGTCTAAAGCCTGCGGTAACCTTGTCGGTAATAGCTTTGCCATTATCTTCTACCATCAGGCTGTATATACATTCTAGTATATCCTAGTCTCCATTGCACTCCTAGTCTGTTTGCTGTGTCTGCGTCATCATCGCTTTGCAGTCTTAACACAGCCTGTCTTGCTCTAGTTCGTACATTTAATTCATTGGTATTGTTAGAAACATCCTTTGTCACCTTAGTTGATAAACTTTGTGCAGGAAAGTTTCTTGTTTTAATTTGCATGTTTATTTGTGGCACACCACTGGCTGTATTAGTGCCATAAAACTTAATATCAGGAATGATTTTGCTAATAAAGGCAAAGTCGTTGCCTTCTTGTAAATCAAAGTCTGAGCTTTCAATAAAAACATTATCCATTGGAGACCCATCGTTATCTTCGCCTGTTTCTTGGTTATATAGATAATTGTCATTGGTAGCCACTGGTGCGGTAAACACATCTTCATCAAGCCAAGCGGTTCTTACAAGCTCACCTATGCTCCATGTATTTTCTAAATAGTTATATATAACATAGCGTGATATTTCACCAGTGTTATCTTGAGTTGATGGATAGAACCACCACACTTCATTGTATTGTTTATTAACCAAAGCAAATGTTTTAAACAACTGTGATAAGTCTAAGTTTTCTTGCACATAACTTAAGACAGTGCATTCAAGTCTTTGTACACTACCGTTGTAACGATAGAAACCATCTTCAGCCATCCAGTAAACGCCATTCGGTGCATTGATACAAGCATTGGGTGCGATCATACCCACACCTTGATTGATTAAGTTGACTGCAAAAGTTAAAGGCGGTCCAACAAATTGTATCGAATACAAAGCTGAATCAGTCCACACAAGAGTTTCTTGCCTTGATCTTATCCCACCAATAATCTCACTACCCACAGACAGTCTTACCGAGCCTGCGGTATTGGTTGTTAGTGGCTCCCACTCAGTTACGCTTTCTTGATCAGAAAAAGCAATAAGCATAGGATCAATTGAACCTGTTCTAGCTGTGCCTGCACCATCAATAGGATCAGCACCTAAAACAAACACATGTCTATCTGTTTCGGAAACAATGGTTTGTAAACCAAGGGTAGGAGCTAAGTTTGCTCCTGATAAAGATGTAATATTTACGGCTCTTGAAGATGTGCCTCCTGAAGAATCCCAATAAAAAACGCCACCGCCTCTTGGATTTAAAATTAAATCTTCGCCAAAATTATCAGACGACCATAATCTAAGTTGATTGGTGAAAGTTAAAGAACTCGCAGACCCATATGCACCTGACCCCCAAGCATTAACACCCCAACCAGTTGATGATACAAAATTATCTAGTCCAGTATTAAGTTGGTAAGCACCTACTACACTACCGCCCCCATTACCTGTGTCACTAGAATTAGCTGTTACAGTATCTCCACTAGTATCTTTAGCTTCTATGGTGTAAGAATTAGAATCTACAATGGTTGCAATTTGGTATTCTTGATTTAAAACAGTATCAGTAATATTGCCACCCAAAGACACTGCTCCTGAAAAAGTAACAAAATCATTTTGCACTGCACCATGTGCTGTATCACTTACAGTGATAGTAGCATCACCATCGGTTGCAGAAAATGTTACATCGCCTGCACTTGTTGTTAATCTAATTGGGGTGACATCATAAAAATTATCACCTTCTTTTACATAAGATTTAAGGTGAGTGCCAAGAAATAAAAATTTAGTGCCTGAAATAGAAATCCATGCAAATAAATTTCTACAAGTTCCGAGAAAAGAATTAGCTGAGTTTTTGACCCACCCACCTAATTTTTCAACAAAACCTTTTCTAAACCTAATTAAAGACGCATTAAACCATCCGCCTGCGTTTGTGTAATCGGTTCCTTCTCTATTAATTCCTGCTTTAAACTGAAACTTTGCGTATGGCATGTTTCATTGCTATTAAGCGATTCGGATAATAGCTGTAGATGAAGCTGCCGCAGGGAATACAATTGTAAAGTCACCTGCTGTGGATGTTTTATCTCCACCAAAATCTATGGTAGCTACTGATGCATTTGTTGCTGAAGAATTGTAAATCATACAACCCCTTGCTGTAATTGTAGCTGTACCAAAAGTTAAATCAGCAAAATCTGTAAAAGCTGTTGTGCCTGAAGATGTTGGATTAACATTGGTTAAGTCAGCACCACCTGATGTGTAGTTAGTTCCTGAAGCTTGACCAGTTGTAGTAAAAGCTGTTGTTGTAGCTCCCAAAGTTGCTGATGAAGTATACAGTGCTAATTTAAAGGTGTTGCCTCCACTGGCTTTAAAATTATGTACTCCTTCGAGTAATTGTTTTTTAAAACTTGTTGTAAGTGTTGATGTAATTGCCATAATTATAGTTTCCTAATTAAATCAGCAGACTCCTTGTGACCTGCTTTTTCTAATTTGTTATTAATGGTAATCCTATCACTTTTTATAGCATTTTGCATATATAGTTCAATAACTTTTTCAATATTGTTTTTAAACTCATTGACTTGGTTTTTTACATCTTCAGGTGCTTCATCGCTTACCGCAATAATTCTTTCAATGCACCTTTTTGCCCAAAATTCTACTGGATGACCACCTTCTGTTGTAGTGTGTACCTCAATACTTCCAAGATTAGTTAAAGTTGTATCATCAATCATTTACCACTCCTTTGGTTCAACTGGGTCTGTTTTATCATCATGTCTACCAATAAGCTGTGGTTCTATTGGCATTCTGTTTACTGTAAGCTCGCTCATTTTTTTTACAACCATTTTATCGCCATCCATTAAAGGCACTAATGGGTCTGCCAATCTGTGATAGCCATAAAGTTTTTCACGAGTTTCTACATTTGTATCTAATAGCGTAGAAGAACTGGCAACACCTACTTCCATGCCTGCATGCATGCATTTAGATAGCCAAAACTCTACACAAGCCCTGCCTGATTCTGCAAAATGTAGGTTGCCTTTGTAGGTAAAATCGACTCCATATATTTTTAATGATCCAACTTTATTCCACAAAGCAAATGCTATAGCATAAGCCACGGTGTTATTTAGATAACAACAATTCAAATCCCCAACAATTTCATCAATTGGATATAACACTAAGTTTTTTGCTCTTTCATCAAGTTGACATGTGTAAATTGGCTTGTCGCCTTTTGTTAACATTCTTGTCATACCACTGGTTTGCCCACCTGCATCATCGCTGTCTAAAAACCTAGATGGTGGGTCCATCATAAAGGTTCTATCGTGATATATAACAGAGCCTACAGCATTAATGCCCCAAACCTCATCAAAGTTGTCTCCATGAGATGCTGCTAAATTATAGTCAAACCAACTACGACCCAAGCCAACGATAGCCACAGTCTTGCCTTCAAGTTTTTTTATTCTTTTCATTTTTCTCCTCTCAAAAAGAAAATTAAGTTACATTAATTCTAAGCGAATCGTACCTCATTTCATCTCTTGTATCTCTGCCTTCACCTAAGTTCTTAAGTCTGCCCAAAGCTTCTTTGAATTTAGAATCCAATATACCAATTTCTGCTTGAGGTAGTTTTAAAAATATTGCACCCTCAACCAAACATGCGTATAGAAGCGTATCAGGAGCCTCAGTTGATAAATATGTTGTAGCACTGACACCATTGTATTCTACAGTTGGATCAGTAATTGATTTGGGTCTTGCTAAATAATGAAGCTCTACATCATAAGCTTGATCAGGAACTGGTGACACTTCAAAGCTTGATTGATCAAATATTGAATAGTATTTTGGTTTTCCTCTAGTAGATGTGTTTGAAGAATACTCTTTAATAAAAGAATTATGTTTAAAATCGCAATAAGTATAATTTCCACCATCTATAACCGCTAAAGAAAAACTACCAAGCCAATCTGTTGGTGTGTTTAAAAACCTTTGATCTGCCGTTAAATTACCTGAAACATTTTTTCTTTGATCAGGTAGCTGTACTACTTTAAATATCCTTTCTTCACCTTGTAAAATAAATGTATCAAGCTGATTTACAAAAGTGGTTTCGTCAGTTTCAAGATAATCTTGAATAGCTGTTTTTAATGTTGTTAATGTAAAACTCATGTGTTTGTTACCGTAACTGTACCTAATTCAGATTCTAAAGCATTAGGCACTGTAAGTGCTGTTCCTATTATACCCAAATCCCAGTTTGTATAAACTGTAAAATTGCTTGGCACTACGCTTGTGTCCACTCTTGGATTGCGTAAAGCCTCAGGATCAGCCAAGTTTCTTCTTGTTTCTAATTGTGGGTGTTTGGGTTCATAGCACTCAGGACAGGTTCTGTAACCATTCCATTCTTTTTTAAGTTCTTTTAAACCGTATCTAAAACCACATCTATCACAGATACCATACGCATTCTTTTCCGATGCGAATGCCATTATGCGTAATCGTATGCCCTAGTATCAGGGGTTGCTCTAAATGATGCTCTATCTTCGTCTTGACTTAAAGCTCTTTCAAACTCTTCTTCATAAAGTTGTTTTAACATGCCCGTTCTTTCAGGAGCTTTTTTGAGGGATAGATAGTAAGCCAATCCTGCACTAAGGCAAGGATAGAACCTAAATGGCATCTGCATAGTATCGGTTGATGCGTCTACATCATCCATACGCATAATTCTATTTACATAAAGAACATCTGTTGAGTTTTCAGGGGTGTTGTATAGATAAATTTTTGGCGTTATCTGCTTGTCTACAAAATATTGTGATGGTCTGCCTTGTGCAGTTTTATCAGGAACAGCTGCATATTCGCTTCTTGATATTTGATTCATTTGCAAATCACTGGGCGTTCCATTGGTTGTTCTTCTGATAAATGCATCTAATACATCAATAACAGCCGTTGGATTGGTTGCATCCAAGTTGTATGAACTTGTGCCTTGTGTTAGAGCAATAGATGTTTGTGAAATAGTCCACTGATTAAGACCACGGTTAGCCCATTCAGCCAACAATAAATTCAAACTGCGTTTTGCAGTTTTTAAATCGTATGCTGTGCGTAGCTCAAGACCACATCTTTCAAATGCTTCTTCTATGTATTCAGCTACATCTAGCTCAAAATTTTTAGAGCCTGAAACTGCCATATTATCTTACTATCTCAGCACCCTGTCTTGATCTTCTGTTGTTTGATGCACCTGCACAAACGCCACCGCCATCTTTGTACATAGCAACTTTTCTTTGGTTTGACCCCGACATACCTCTTCCTCTTGTGGGCATTGGAGTGCGTTTAGCTTCCATTGCTTGAGGTTTTTCTTTGCTTAAGCTTCGCAATGAGCCAAAAATTCCGCCTGATGATGGCATTCTTGCTTTGCCTGATTGATTTTTTGACTTTACTTTTTTAAATCGTTTTGATAAAAATCCCATTGTAAACTCCTGTGTTTAAATTTAGCCAATTAAGGCTAATGTTTATGATACCTTATTTTTTGTTTTTTTTTGCAAAAGTTTTAACATTAGTTGGTTTTCCGCCAACGCCTTGTTTCTTTGATCTTTTTCTTGTAACTGCTGATTTAATTTGTGATTTACTCATTGATTGTGCTTTGGACTTAGGAACACATTTGGGATATTTTCTTTTTGATCCTGTTGTGGACTTTCTTCCACACTTATTAAATCCACCGCCTTTTTTGGGTGAGCCTATGTCTACCCAGTCTTCTTTAAACCACCGCCTTAATCCGCCTGCTGGTTTAGCCATTTACTTGCCTCTTTGTGACATAGCCCGTTTCTTTGCAAGCTTGTTCAAATCTCCGTAATGAAAAATTGGCTTACTTGTTTTTGTATGATTTTTATTGGTATGTAATTTTCCATTAGGCATTTTATGATAAGA